AGAATTCAATGAAAAATACAAAGCTCGCGGTTTCAACCGTGTTGGCTTTAGTAGATTTTATGGAGAGTTTCATGCTTTAATGGAAAATATAGGGTTGTATGAAATGGCCGTAGAAGGAGATTTGGTTAAAATGGACTCAACCGAGTGTATCAGGATATATACAGATATAATGATTAAATTCCGAGAGTTTGCACATAATGATGCTGAAAGTATGGAGTTGCGTGAGGTGTTAACTTGGTTGTACACTAAGAATTTAATAACAGGCTACTGTTTAGTGGATGGAAATGTATTCCGCAAAATAAACGGAAATGCCAGTGGACAATTCAGTACTACTGAGGACAATTGTATTTACCATGAGTTTTTAACCTGGTTAACATTACACCGCGCTTACCCCCAACTACCACCCTTGGAGCTGGTAGACTTTGCAGACCAAGTCTTAAATAAGAACAATTATTCTGATGATCATTTAGATGGTGTTCAAATAGAAGCTAAAGCGTATTTAGAGCTGCGTAGGGAGGTGTTTGCATCAGAAGGTGCGACATTGGATATGGACAAAGAAGTCATAACCTCACCTCCCGACCTGTCTAAACACACGTTTCTTGGCGCTCGCCCTCATTGGCATGAAGGTATAAAGATGTGGGTTCCCCAGGTCGCCGATCCTAACAAGGTTTGGTGTTCATCGCGGTACAAAACTGGATTATCTGATGAAGATTATGCATCTAAATTGGTTAGTTTGGCTTTGCTTGATGTGTATAATCAAGATGATGAATTTTGGGAAACAGTCGCTAACTATCTTGCTCACACCGCAGCAGTTGATAGCGTCCACTACCAGATGTTAGTGTTAGGGAGAGAATATTGGCAGCGTGCTCTGTCAGGTTTAGAGTTGGTCGGAAAGTGTACTCACTCGCCGCAACTCGCGGGTGGACTCTTACTTAGGGGTAAAAGTCTACTTGACAAATTCCAATGGTAGTAGCTGTTGGGTGGTAGGCGCCATCCAAAAATAACTTACAAAGTATGTTTCCAAATGCCAAGAAAGAAAGAAAACAAAAATTTAAACAAGCCGAACAAAAAGCCGCAGCAACCGTTGCAAAAGGCGCCGCAAATCTTGCGGCAGCCGTCAGCAATTCACTCAATGATAGTTCCAAACAACCTAAGCCTTCCAACAATGAAGGGTTTCTGGGAACCGTTGGACGTGTGGCAAAACACGTCGGGCGGGCCGCGCTTAATTGGGCAGTATACGAACCAGTTGCCGAGATTATTGTTGACCTCGCTGGTGCGCTCTTCGGAGCGCCCCCCCCAGCAACATTGAGGGGCCAGAGAGTGGATAGGCATTACTCCTCACATGGGTGGGCACCAAAATTGAGTGCTGATGAAGCAATCCCCAGCGGGACTGTTTTATTTACTGTACCAATAAGTCCGCACATGTGTCGGTTGCCTGAAAATAGGTTGACCCAAATGGCTAGTGTGAGAGCATTCTTCGAATTTCAAGATGCCTTTATACATCAGATACCTTCTGAAAGTGAGTTTGTGGGAGGTAGTGTGGCAATGTTTATACTACCAGATCCAGCCACTGAAATAGAATTTACTGATAAAGAATCAATTCAAGCTCTGGTGTCAGAGTATGGTGGTGTAGTGAAGAAAATAAACACTGCTGGTAGCCTGAAAATAGGACCACCACAACGACAACTTAGCATTGACGATTTGTATAATGCAGACCCTAGAGACAATTTCCAGGGTAGATTGTATATCGTAGCATTTAGTGAAATACCTGCTGGTGCTGTGTTGCCTGCCTATGAAGTGAGGATTAGAAAACCAATGTGGGCTGGGAAAAGTGTCCCTGGAATAACACCTTTGGACACTCGAGTGATACCAACCGCTGTTATAACTTATAACAATAGGACTTTACCCACGAATGTGCAAACGTTTGAATTAACTAAAAATACTACTTTACAAATTGGTGAGCCATTTATCACTTTTGACTCTAGTTCGATGTATGTTGTCGACCCAGGAGTTTATAACTTGGAAATTTATGGCTTATGGACACTTTTCTTTAATGTGTCTCCGAGTGTAACAAATGGTGATTTAAATCAAGTGGTGAATGTGCAAAAATTGTTAGATGATGGCACAACGTGGTCCACTATAGCTGCGTTGCAGAATCCGTATTTTCTAAATACAAATTCGTCAGCAGCTTCAAGTCTTGTTGTTTCGCAATTAATTCCACAACAAAAATCATATGTTGTGCAATTTACTAAGCAGACTCAAATACGAGCATTTGCTGCTACACAAATAGCAATAACCGCAGGAGTTAACGTTAGTTCAATTACAATAAATGAATTTAGGGCAACGTTCCAACGAATTGCCAGTGTCCAAGGAATAGATGCTGATTATGCATTGCACAAAATTCACTTGGTACAAAATTTGTATGTTGAAGAGAAAGATAGCGGAAAAGCTTTAGAAGCTGAAATAGCCGAACTCAAGGACAAACTTGAGGAAAACAAGGAAATAGTGGAAACCGCCAAGAGAGTAGTATCAAATGTGGGTAGGAGATTTTCTACCGACACTGGATCTAGTTCGCATTGAAGAAGTTGCGGTGTTAGGCTTTTAAGAAAATATCTATATATATTATTATAAAAAAAAAAAAAAAAAAAAAAACCAAAACGAGA